AGACAAACCACGAATAGCGGTAGCACTGGTTGAGGCAGCAACAATACGAGATCCATTTTCTAACTCCATTGAACCTTTGTTCCACGTCACTACACCTTGCTGCAGCCATTTCGGAAGATTTTCGTAAGCAAGCTGAATACGGGCTAAAATTTCTCGAGCAATCAATGCTTTGTTGGCTAGAATGGCAACAAATTTTTGATCATTGAATAGCAAATAATGTAATAGATATCCAGCCGTTGTTTGTGTCTTACCAAACTGTCTTGGCTGCATTGAAATAACAAGACGATTTTGATGAAAAGTGTGAATTAATTTTTCTTGAAATGGATACAAATCAAAGGGAACTAAACCACGATCAACATGCACAATTTTTACATACTTACGAATGAAGTAAATTGGATCCAATTTACACTTTATGTACTCATCAATTTGGTCATGAGTATATGGTATGTTGGTTCCGGCAGGACGAAGGTTGGGGTTGCTTCGATAAGCAACCTGCTGTAGAAAATCATAAACAGATGCTGTCATACTATTTCTACTATAATTCGAGTGACTTTTGTTTCATGTTGATATTTACTTTTTGCTGGCTTTTGTCTTTCTTCTATTCTAATTACTCGAAACTTTGTATTGCGAGGAAGAATAACTTCGTGCTCTTTCTCTGAGACATCATTATAAAAATCTCTGTCACCTTGAGTGGTTTCGCTTGGAATTTTTAACAAATCGGGCGTTATTACTAATGCATTTTGTCCTTTCTTTGCTTTAATAATGATCATGATTGGATCATTATAATCTTCAAAACCATGAGCAACATCAGGACTCATGGAAGTCGACATATAACAAGGAGTTGAAATAATTTCTCTGTCGGCTTCAACTATGGATTTCCTAATAAAATCGCGAGCTGCCGCACCAAAAATTCCTCGATAAAGAGTAATATCTTCTTCGAGTTTACTCTTTTTCATGATACTATCCATAGTATCAGTTCTTTGCATAAGCTCTTTTATTTTATCCGGAAAACTTAATAGGGTTTTTCTGTATGCAGGTTCACCTAAAAACCCATTTAGTCCTGAACTAGAATTTAAATACTTTAGAATCTCTTTGTGTTCTTCGTCAGTTAATTGACTACGTAACAATGCACTCTTTTCTTTATGAATTCCAGCATGAGTTGTAGAAGGAATTTTTGCAGTGAAACTTTTATATGCTGAATTGTCATACTTATAACGAGGTGGTGCATCAAAAGTTTTACTTGTCGGAAGTTGATGCAATAAACCATTAACTGTTTTATGTGTTACACGTTCTTTCGTGCCCCAATAACCAAAACCATGATAAGTCAAACCAAGAGCCTTAGCTTGCTTCTTAGCTTCAGAATCAGAATGAGTTATTTTTTCTAGTAAACTTTTCATTGTAGCTCGAATATGAATCTATAACCGTAACTCTCACGACTATCTTTTGAATATGCCGCTGGCATTGGTCTCTTATCAACCCTAACTAATTTTAAGACACTATCACGAGGAAGAATAACTTCATATTCTGTAGCAAACCCTTTTCTTTTGCCTCCTGCATAATTAACGGGAAGTGCATTAGATCCTTCTGGAACCTTAATGATCATGTAGTTATTCATGTGCTGAAATCCCTGAGCAGAATCAGGACTGAATGAAGTTGATAAAAAAGTTGGCATACGAATTAGGTTAGTATTTTTCAGTTCTGCAGCCATTTTCTTGGCAATACTTTGTGACGGAATTCCTCTATAAACAACGGTATCAGTTGGAATAACACTCTTTTTCATAATGTTATCCATATGAGTTATTTCTGGGGTGAAATCGTTCCAGACATCATCCTTGACAAAAGTACCCTTAGCCATATCAACAAGCTGACCATTTATTCCAGATGAACTACCAATATAATCTGACAATACCATTTTTTCTTTTGCTGACAACTTCTTTTCTACAGCCGCAGCATGTTTTAAGAATTCATCATGATTAGTAGAAGATGGAATTTTGTATATGGAAGTGCCATATCTACTTTTTCCTGGTTTATTTGCATGTGAGGTTTTGGCAGTTACTACATAATGTTTTGAATTAACTGGTTTTAATTCACCACCTTCCGTATGGTATAACACCTTATCGTTTCGTCCCCAATAACCAAAGCCATAATATTCAAGACCCATTGCTTTTGCTCTTTCTTTCGCAGAAGCTCCGCTTTTCTGCTGATAAAGAGGGTCAGTATTTTTGGTGTTTACTTTATTGACAATTGGTTGATATATTTTTGGTTTTTTCTTCTTTGAATTAGATTTACTAGGCTTAAACATAGTTTGTTTAGTCTTGAAATGTTTCTCTTCTGGATAGTCGTCGTTTCCCAGATATTCTCCGGTTTCCGACCACTTATCTTTTTCGAGTAAATATCTCTTAAGACTAATCATAGCTTCTCTAATTTATCCGCAATCATCTTGTTCAGATCTGCGCTAGTTCCGATAAATTGTACGTTATTTGTTACTGTTACTGGTTTGTTTCTTTCTTCAGTAGCTCTATTCAAATTTGCCAAATCAATTAGCTGTTTATTCACCTCAGCTAGATTCCTCAACAACGAACCAACGACTTCATATGCTCTTGGATGTTGTGATAAATCCGCAACTCGAACAGCACCATCTAAGGCTTCTTTACCTTGAGAGATGATATTGTAATACATGTCTCGAGCATAAGCTAAATCAGCATCAACTGTATTTTCTGGAATTTTTGGTTCTGAAACTACAAGTGGTTTTTGCTCTACATCAACATTTAAAATTTGTATAACTTCATCCATTAATTACTCCGCTGGAGGATCAGGAAAAGGATCATCTCCATCTACCCAACCCTCGTCAATTTCGTATGGATCATCAAAGTTCGCACTCTGAGGATTGACATACGCATAATATGCTTCATATTTTGGTGAATCAATACGGTTAGTCGTATTGAGATCAACAAACACTTTCTTAATTACATGCCCACTACCATCTGTTGGTCCAAACATATTGATTTTTGCCTGGAACAAATACTGGTAAATAATCATTCGCGTTTCAGAAAGTGATCCATCATAATTGTCATGAGGTTGAACACTTTGCAATGAAATAGGAATATCTTGGCTTAAATTGATATCTTCAATTACATCAATAGTTACAGTAAGTGTTGGTCCGAAAAATGGAAGAATTTGCTCCATAACTTGAAACGCTTCGTCTTGTGTTCGAGTGTAAGAATACAATGCGATTTCAAGATTCCAAGGAACTGGTGAAAACAATCTACCAGTTGTAGGACATTTGATTGGTAGATAATTCTTCGTAACCCCAATCTTTCTTTCAGGATCGTAGCTATAACCTGTTATCTCAAATGATAAACGAGGTAGATCAATTTCAAACTGACGAAGAAAATCTGGATCCTCACGCAATCGAGAATACCATTTTTCTTTAGCTGCATAAGCAATTGGAACAACAGTAGAACGCTCTAATGTTCTATCTGTTTGACGATATTCTAATGTCAGATCCTTAAACAAAGAGCCAAAAGCAATTACTGTTTTTCGGACTGCACCATGATAGAATGTTGGCATGTTAAGCATTAGCTATCACCAAATGGGTTATCTACATTCCAATCTATCGTCACACCTTCTGTGGTTAAATCTTTTTCATTTCCAAATAGATCCGTTCTGTTATTAGGCTCATCGAAATTCAAATATCCACCTTGCTCGAGTTCAATCAATTCTGAATTCTGAGTAAGGAGTTGGTAATTACTCAACTGATTCAATAGACCAGAATCAATTTCATCAATACCTGTAGCAATGGTTTCACCACGATTGTATTGGAACATTTCGCAAGTCAATTTGTATTGATAGCGTTTGCTCAATTGATACAATGGCGAATCTTGTTCTACGAATTTAATTTCAAGTAACATTTTTGTGATTGGTTCATAAACCAAATCACCTTCTTGTGGTCTAGAAGTAACCCACATATCAGAAGCAATATTGACAACTTCTGTTTCCCATCGCGCTCTTGAAATCGACAAAATGAATTGCTTGCGAATCTCTAAACCAAATTTTGAAATTAGCTCTTCTTCGCCCAACCACTTATCGTAGTTTTCAATATACATTTCAATAGGAAGTGCAGACACGAATTTGGACAGCAAATCCTCGCCAAATAAATGGTCTAATC